CGATATTACATCATGGTTTGTTTGATATTGATTTTATAAAAAATTATAAATTGGACACTGATGTAATAGAGGGCTTTGTAGTTAGTTTAGTTAATTCATTTAATTATAATGATTTTAATAAGTGTGTTGTAAAGTGGGTACGTTCAAATCATATCCAATCGGATGAACATTGGATGAAACAGAAAGTAGTAAAAAACCTTTTAAAAAAATAAATATGAGTATTATAAATATAATATGTTTAGTCTTCTTGTTAGTGTATGTAATAAGTGTCATTGGTGCATATTTTACATTTCGTAAATTGATAAAATTGAATATAATTTCAAATGAGGTATTTTACTTATTTTTTACATTTTTTCCTGTAATTAATTCAGTAACATTTTTTGTATTATTAGTTAACATGAATAAATTTTTTAGAATAAAGTAATGAGAGAAATATCAACAGTACAAATATTAGTTGGAATTAGTGGAAGTGGTAAGTCAACTTATGCAAAACAAATGCTTTTTCAACCAAAATGGTCTAGAGTAAATCGTGATTCATTTAGATTGATGTTAAAGAATGCTCAAGTATGTGAAAATAAAATTGAAGATATTATAACAGTATTGCAAAATAAAGCTATAATATCATTAATAAATAAAAAACAGAATGTTATAATTGATAACACCAATTTAAAAGCTCGTTACATTAATGAGTTAATAGAGTTGATCAAATATAAAGCAAATATTGAGTTTGTAGTATTTGAAGAAGCTATTAATGTCTGTATCGATAGGGATTCCAAAAGAGAAGCAAAAGTTGGAGAATCAGTAATCAAAAAACAATATAAAGATTTTTTGGAATTAAAGAAAAAATTTGTATTTGATTCGATACCAAAACACAATCCACATAAATTAATATTGAATAAGTTAAAAACATTTGAAAAGAATAATGATCTCCCAAATGCTTGTATATTTGATATTGATGGAACTATATCATTAATGAGTGATAGAGATCCATTCGATTTGGCAAGAGTTGGTAATGATTATGTTAATAAACCTGTTGTTGAACATATGATTATGCAACGTATGTTAGGACGTGAAATAATAATTGTATCTGGTAGAGATTCTGGTTTGGATGATATGACTTATCATAAAACTGTTATGTGGTTAAAGAATAATGACATTTATTATGATCATCTGATAATGCGTCAATATAATGATTATAGAAAGGATTCTATTGTTAAAAAGGAGATATACGATAATTATATTAAAGATTGTTATAATATTGTAACAGTTTATGATGATAGACAACAGGTCGTTGATATGTGGAGATCACTTGGATTAACCTGTTTTCAAGTTAATGAAAGTCCTGATTAAGTTTAGTTGACATATATATTTTTAAAGGGTATTTATACCCTTTTTTTGTGCTTTTTAAATAAAGCTCATATTTATATAAAATACGTTTATACATTTAATATGAGTTTAACACAAGAGTTTGTATATTGGGAAGAAAAACCAGGTTCAGTAGTAGGTAATACTCCATTTGGATTTTATGACATTGATCCACAATTTCAATCTGAGGCACCGAAGTTTTCTGTTTGGGCCGGAAGACGTTTAGGTTTTCCAGTTATTGATATAGAATTAAAGGATGTTAACTTTTATGCCTGTTTCGAGGAAGCGATTTCAGAATATGCTGCATTAGTTAATCAACAAAATATAATAGATAACCTTTTTAATTTACAAGGTTATCCAACAGGTTCAACCAGTTTTTCTCATAGATTAATTACTCCAAATTTATCAAGAGTTATTACAGTAGCAGAACAATATGCAGCTGAAGCCGGCACCGGTGGTGATGTAACATGGAAGAAACATTATTTAAATGTAACTGGCAGTATCCAAGATTATAATTTAAAGGATTGGATTTCATCTATAGAACCAAGTACATCCATAGAAATAAAAAGAGTTCATCATTATGAACTACCTGCTATTACGAGATTTTTTGATCCATATGCAGGTACTGGTGTGGGTATGCAATATACGATGCAAGAATTCGGTTGGGAAACTTTATCTCCTGCAGTTAGTTTTATAGTAATGCCAATCTTCGAAGATTTATTAAGATTACAACAAATAGAATTTAATCAGTTAGTAAGACGTTCTGCATATACATTTGAATTAATTGGTGATAAATTACGTTTATTTCCAATTCCATCACGTGATATGAGGTTATGGATTGACTATGCAGATAAATTAGATACATCTAATCCGTTTGTAGGTAACCCATGGGACAATACAGGTGTAATTACTGACTTATCTGATGTACCATACTTACCTATTATATATAGAGAAATAAATTATCCAGGAAGAAATTGGATATTCCAATATGCTTTAGCCTGTGTAAAAGAGATGCTGGGTGGTATAAGAAATAAATATGATTCAATTCCAATTCCAGATGATGAAATACAATTAGATGGTGCAACTTTAAGAAGTGAAGGTATAGCAGCAAAAGAAAAATTAGTTGATGATTTGAAAGGTACATTAGAGTTGACATCAAGAAAGACACAAATGGAAAGGAAGAAAGAAGAGGCAGAGAACCAACAAACCATATTATCTTTAGCACCATTGAAAATTTATGTTGGGTAACTCATTCATACTCATTTAGTTATATAACCTCTGTATATGTATTAAACTAGAAAATAAAATCAAGGTTTTCAATATTTTTGCATATTTATATAAAATAGCAGGAGGATTATCAATGAAGTTGACAGATTTACGAGAACAAGTTTTAAATAAGAAAAAATTAGTTGTGGAAAATGTAGTATGTGAAACACCAGTAATAGAAGAATCAACTGATACGTTAAATGAAGAAACACAGGAAATTCAATTTAAAACTGAAGTTTCAATATCAAATAGTACAACCAAAGAAAATAAATTTAGATTGTTTAAAAATTCTAGATACTCTAATACAGATATAGATTGTGTTGGTACTTTATATGTTACTTGGTATCTTTCAATTGATGTGTTATCAGATAGTTCTGGAATTAAGATATTAGAACCTGTTGTTACCAATGTATTTGGGGATTTGGAATTTAAATCTTTAGATAATGAATTAATCACTGAATTTAAATTTGATAATAGAAAAGAGAAATTTAAAGTTAGGTGGGATACATCAGAAATTGATCTAACAAAGGAGCTACGACCAACGATAGAGTTAATCAATTTTGAATCAAATGATATTATATTACAATAAAAATAAATAGGAGAAAAACAATATGGCAGAGAGAATGGTAAGTGCCGCAGTTTTCACAATTGAAAACGATCAGTCTTTTTTACAGACTGGAATTAGTCAAATTGGTGCCGCAATAATCGGTACAACAACAAAAGGTCCGGCATTCGTACCTACAACAATTAAATCATATGATGATTATTTAATAAAATTTGGTATATCTGATCAGAAATCATATGTACCTTATACTGTTAAAACATACATGAAAAATTCTGGTACAATGACTATTGTCAAAATATTAGGATTGGATGGATATGTACATAATAACGTATGTGCTATTATTGCTTCAGGTTCCGTTTTTGGAAAAAAAGTAGTTGGTATTTTACACAACACCAACGCTAATTATAGTAGTGGTAAATATGAATCAACAATCACTGGTTCAGCTGTAACAGGAAGTAATTTTTATTTAACCTTATCTGGTAGTGGAATTACTAAAACTGTTTATTCAGCTTCATTAAGAAATACAGATAACAATTATATTGGTAAATTTTTGGGTGAATCACCTATTACAACTAATCAAGCATATTTTTATACATTATTTGATAATTATGCAAAATCATTAATCACTACAGATGCAAATGCACAGATTTCTATTGTCACAAATCAAAATTTGAGCTTTAGCAGTATGTCATATGCACCAGCATCAACTCCATGGATTACATCACAAAAAATTGGTACATCAGTATATAATTTATTAAGATTTAAAACACGTTCTGATGGAACATATGCCAATACAGATGTAAAAGTTGCTATTAGAGATATTAAAAGATCGGCTGAAAACCCAGGTTCCTCATATGGTTCATTTACGGTAGTTGTTCGTTTAGTAAATGATTTAGATAAATCTCCATCAGTAGTTGAAACTTATACCGGGTGCACATTAGATCCTACATCACCAACCTATGTAGCTAAAGTTATTGGTGACAGATATCCAACATATAATACAACATCAGATAAAATCATATACACAGGTGATTATACAAACATGTCAGAATATATTTACGTTGAAGTATCTAGTGATGTAACTAATATGGCTTTAAGTCCAGAATTAGTACCATATGGTTTCTTTTCAATGTATGAACCAGTTAATATCAGTGGATATACATTCCCAACAGCATCATTAAAGACAACACAAACAATAAATAGCACATATAATATAAATGCATATTACGGCTTTGATTTTGACTTTGATACAACGGATAATAAAAATTATTTGATGCCATTACCAGCAACTGCAACTACCGGTTCTAATATTATGTTTAATTTAGATAATTATTTTGTTGCATCTGATTACTCTAGTACAACTTATGCAAATATGTCTTTATCTAGCTCTACAGCACCATTAGATACTAGAAAATTTATTGTTCCTTTCCAAGGTGGTTTTAATGGATACAGTCCATCAAAAACAAAAAATATGGGGGTGAACATTTCTGCAACTAATACTTCAGGATTTGACTGTTCTACTATTACAGCAGAAGGAGCTAGATCTTATGATAGAGCATTTAAACTATTATCAAACCAAGATTTGTATGATATTAATTTATTATTAACTCCCGGATTAACATATGATTATCATCCAGCTGTTATAACAAGAGGAATTGATCTTTGTGAAAGTAGAGGTGATTGTTTCTATGTAACAGACCCAACTAAGATGGATCAGACTAATTTAAATTCAGTTGTTGCATCAGTTACTGATGTAGATACAAGTTATTCAACTGTATATTATCCATGGGTTAGAATATCAGATACAGATTATAATAATGATATATGGGTTCCTGCATCCGTAATGGTAGCCGGAGTTTATTCTTATAATGATACTTATGGTGAAGAATGGTATGCTCCTGCAGGTTTGAATCGAGGAACAATGACAACCGTTAATCAGGTTTATATGTCATTAGCACAAGCAGATAGAGATGTATTATATGATGGTAGAGTTAATCCAATAGCAGTATTTCCTGGACAGGGTGTTTGTGTTTGGGGTCAAAAAACTTTACAAGCAAAACCAAGTGCATTAGATAGAAATAATGTTAGAAGATTGTTAATAAAATTGAAAAAATTTGTTGCCAGTACTTCCAGATATTTATTATTTGAAAATAATACTGTGAACACAAGAGCAAGTTTTGTTAACATGGTAACACCATATCTAGAAACAATCAGTCAGAAAAATGGACTTTATGCATACAAAGTAGTATGTGATGAAAGTAATAATACTCCTGACGTAATTGATAGAAACATTTTAAAAGGTACTATATTTTTACAACCAGCTAAGGCTATTGAATTTATAGAATTACAATTTAATATAACAAAATCGGGAACAATTTTTATATAATATAATGGGGTTAGAAATAACCCCATTTAAAATTTAAAAATTGACTATTTATAATAAATACAATAAAAGGAGTTAAAATATGGCAAATTTGTTAGCCCCAGGTGAATTAATGTACAGAAAATTTGAACCTAAATTAGAGAATAGGTTTTATATTTTAACTGTAAATCAACACCTACCTGGTTTTATAATAAAGAAAGCAGCTAGACCAAAACCAGACACAGCAATTGTTACTGTTGACCACATCAATGTTCAACATTATTACAAAGGTAAAACTGTATGGAAACCAATATCAATTGAATTATATGATCCAATTTCCCCATCCGGAGCACGTTCTGTTATGGATTGGTTAATTCGTTCACATGAGAGCACAACTGGTAGAGATGGTTATGCTTCATTTTATCAAGAAAACGTAACCATTAATATATTAGGTCCAGTTGGTGATATAATTGAAGAGTGGACTTTGGTAAATGCATGGGCAGGTGGATCTTTTGATTTTGGAAACTTAGATTGGGCAACTGAAAACAATCTAGTAAATATAACTTTTGATATCATATATGATTACGCTATATTAAATTATTAATATATGGCCAAGGCTAAACAAGCTACAAATATTGAAAGAGCTTTTGAACGAGTACTTAAAGAATTAAATCTTGAATATGAAACTCAGTA